ACTTTAGAGGCTGTGTTTGTAGTGGTGGCATCGACGTTTAACGTGACTGTGCCGGAAGTGCCCCCACCAGTCAGGTAGGTTCCTGCTGTTACGCCCGTAATGTCGCCTACGTTGGTAGTGTAACCAGCATCGTTATTAAACCCGCTGTTGTTAATGTTGGCTTTGGTCAGTTTCCTCTGTACGTTTGAAGCATCAACAACTACAAAAAAGTCACCGTCTCCATTTGTAGTAGAGGTAGCAAGCTCACTTAAATCTAACGAGATTGTGGGTGTTGCCCCCTCACTTGAGGCGCTTCCGTCTAGGCCAGTGCCAGTTGCAATAGTAGCAACGTAGTTACCCGTGGTGTCTGTACCCAAAGCAACAGAATTAGCGGCAATAGTCGCCGCTATGCTTACATTACCCGTACCGTCAAAACTACCCGAAGTACCTGTGACATCACCCGTTAAGCTGATTGTCCTGCCTGTGGCCAGAGCGGTAGCAGTAGTAGCGTTGCCCGATAGGGCGCCAGAAAATGTTGTGGCTGTGGCTGTGCCAGTAATGCTTATGCCTGTGGCGGTTGTGGCGAGCTTGAGGGCGTTGTCATAATAAAGGTCAACAGAGCCATTGCCTGTGGCACTTAACATTGTTTCGCCATTTCCATTTTCTAGCGAAATAATTCCGTTATTTCCTCCTTTAATTACTAATGGCCCTATCCCTACATCAGCAATAATGCTTTGACTACCATCATGATAAATCTCTAGGTCAGAACCAGCACCAAAGATGGCCTTGTCATTATCACCAAAGGTCATGTTTCCAGAGGAAACAAAGCTAGTACCAGTAATAGCCCCCGCGCTAAAGTCACCAGACGCATCACGAGCGACTAGTGTAGAAGCGGTATTAGCGGTATCACTTTGGAGGTCTTGTGCGGCGGCAGTTACATAGACAACAGCACTGCCGGACAAGTTAAGAAGGGAACCTGTGCTACTTTCAATAAGCGCACGGGAAAGCGTCGTCCCTGACGAAGTGTATGTGCCAGTGCCTATCTCAAACGCAGCGCCATCTTCGATGGTGTACCGGACAGTCTCGGCGTTTGCCACGCCAGCATCTGCAAAAGTCTGAAAACCTGCTACAGCAGAACCGAGCGTAATCGTCCCTGTCCCTGTCGTAGCAGTGGACATCTTAGCTCTATTAACTAAAGTCACCATAGCTACGGTCTCTCAGTTTTAGGCGATACGAATAATGGCGTTGCTCGCATCAGCAGCAGGGAAAACAATAGTAAAGTCACCCGCAGTTGAAGTTTTGTCTGAGCCAAAATCCAGAACCGCTACCGCAGGGTTAGTGCCGCCGTTAGCTAAGTAAATAAGCGCACCGCGAGCAGTAATCGTCGCACTAGAAAACGTAAGGTCTGCAAAGTCTAAAAACGCCGTGGTGCCGCTAGACGCAGGGTTAGCTGAGATAGTCAGCGTACCGCCGCCAGCAGAGTAGCCCGTACCCGAGACTTCGTTAGTCGCAGAATACGCAGTAGTAGTCGCATCCAGCGTAGCTGACGACGTATACAAGGCCAGCTTAAAGACCTGTGCTGTGCCGCTGCTAAAGTCAAAAGTCCCGTCAAGAATATCGACTTTGAATGATGTTGCCATAGCCTGTGTAATAGCCATTTGTCCTTCCTTTTAAATTAACGCGGTTCTATTCTGAGTTGGCCGGAGCGATACATATCTTCTCGCATCTTGCCGTCACCTAAGTTATTTTATAACGCAGTAGCATCAACCTCTGTTTACAAAGACAGAGCCACTTCTATAATTATCTGTAGTGTTAAAGCCCTCACCCAATATCTTAAGCTGGGCAAGAGATTCATCAAACTTAGACTGATATAGAGACATCATGTCAGGGTCGCCCTTGAGGTAGACATATGCCTCTATCAGAGATCCATACAGCAATGCATTCTCTGCATTATCTCCCAGCCAACTGGTGCCTGAAACATCCGTGGTTATGGAGTTTGGCTTGTATAGATAATGAAGCTCAACATCAAAGTTGGCGTTTGGTGTTGGGCCAATAATAAAGTTGGCATCATCAAATATGCCGTAATACTTTGGGACACCTTGAGAGGTAGAGGAGGGGAAAGACTCTCTAATAAAATTAGCGTCTTTAAAAAGGAGATACTCGTAACCACTATTATCTATTGCCAAGGAATACTGAGACAAAAAATCGTCAGGCATAGTCAAATACTGATTACCACTAGTAACACTTCCGGTGACGTTCTTCCTAAAGTCAGGAAGCTGTACAGTTCTAAGTATGCGCTCCTCGGCCTGAGTAATAAATGTAGGAAGATTAGTTACAAAACTAGTCTCAGTAGTTTGAAGATAGTCTTCTATAGCTGTCTTTAATGTTGTGTAAGTCCAAGCCATTAGCTTATCTCTACTGTAACTCTGCCAACTTGCCCGTACATATCTAGACCGACAAGACCAACAGGATTCCAAGAATATAAACGCCTACTTTCTGCCAAGCCTCGGTCAGGCCTCGGGTCTCTCAAAGCTTGCGGATCATTCATCCTGATTCGCCCAAGCTGTAACTGAGGCTGGTCTTCATCGAGAACATCTCGCCCAACAAGCATACCGTTTGGTCTTCCATCCTCTATCTGAGGAACCAAGTCCCTAAGCTTGTAACGGAACCCCGTCCTATCACAAAAACCAAAAGCTTTCTTACCACTGGCGTAACTGCTCATAAGTACTGATAGCCTCCCGGCACAACATACAATGCAGCCTTCTCTCTATCCGCATCAGATGCCAGCTCCCACTGCTCATCATAAATTTGCTTAAGCAACGGCGCTCTTTCTGAGGCTTCAGGCTTCTTGACACTCACCTGATAGGCAAGACCAGCAACAAGACAAGGAAGCCAGCGGGAAGGGACATCCATATTGTTTGAAGCTGGTTTGCCAGAATCTTCTATCCTCTGCATATAGTAATAAACCAGAGTGTAGGTTTCGGCTGAATCAGGGACAGGCCAAAGGTTTATGGCAATCTCAGATGGATCTTTTTCTATCCAGTACTGAAGAGGTCTGGCCTGATTCAACTTGTTTGTAAGGTGCGAGTACTGACTAACAGAGATTCTCTGCATCATCAGGTCAGACTGACTGCTTGTGTTTCCAGCGTCAGTTCTAATAAAGGCTTCAATGATATCCAGCTTGTCGGAACTTAAAGCATATCTGCTTGTGCCGGGAGTCAAAGTCTCAGATGCAGACTGCACCGTCCACAGGTTCAGGCCACGGTTCTGCCACTCAAGCATCATGAGGTCTAAGCTTCTACGAGCTGTGCGATAGTCATATCCGCTCTTAAGCTCTACCCCGGCCCTCTCATAGGCTTCTTCAATTATGTCGCCTATATCGAGATTAAATGCATACGTTCCACTGGTAGCCATTATCTGATCATACCTCTAGTAAGACCCCTGACCGCTCTGCCATCACCTCGGCCCACTGTTCCGCCAGCGAACTTCTTCTCAACATTACCGGCCTCGGACATAGCAATAGCAACGGCTTGATCCCGGCTGGTTACCTTCTGACCGGAACCACTCTTAAGATCGCCAGACTTATACTCCGACATGACTTTTTCAATTTTTCTTTTCTGAGCAGGTGATTGCATAATCTCTTTACCCATCTGCGCTCTAGAAATCATTACACATACTTCTTCTTTTGAGATTTTGGAGGACTCTTCTTGCTGCCGCCAGATCCCGCCCAAAAGAACTTGTCCGCCCAATAAGCCGGACTGCTCTTTCCTTTAGCTATATTCTTTGCGTGTCTACTTTTAAATGCTTTGCGAGCTTCAGCAGAATAGTTGTGACCCATCTTCTGGTCACCAAACCTAATGATCTTTAATTTGCCATCAACTTTAGTAGCAACAATGCCTTTCTTTGTAGAATGACTAGGTGTCCGCTTAGGTTTATTTAAACCACTAAGACCATACTTCTTTAGTTTCTTCTTATCAGATTCAGAAAGACTCATTTCGTTTTCTTCCTACGAAGTGGTTTGACTCTCTTAGGTTTACCGGCTGGTTGACCAAGACGCTTCTTCTCGGCAACCTTCTTTCTTTTCTCTGCCGCGCTCATCTCCCCAGATGTCTTTGGGGTTTTGCTAGACACACGCTTGGTTGGTCTACAGTAAGGCGTACCTCTCTTCTCGCCTTCACCACGACCACAAGCTTTGCCGGTACGAACGTCCTTCCATTCTTCCTTGAACCAACGCTTTAAAGCAGCGCCTTTCTTGGTCTTACGAACTGCCACGAGAGCTATTTCCCCAGTTAGCAGCACCAACCTTTCGGCACTTAGCTATTGCGCCAGACGCATAAGCAGACGGAAACACCTTATACCTAGCTTTTACCTTTCGGTAGCAGGCATCTTTGGTGCTTCCGCCTTCATTAAACTTAGCGACTGTTCCACCCTTGTAATATCTTCTCATGTTATGAGTAAGTCTTTACCAAGGTTAAAACAATAGTATAGGCATCTCCAGAAGCAGCGCCAGTTGTTGTGAAGACTATGTCTCCATTTTTACCAGTGCCTGCGTTATTTGGAATACCCGTAAAGCCAGAAAAATCTAACTCATCAGAATAGTTCTCTGGTAAGTAAGCAATCAAAGTATTAGCCGTAGCCTTGAAATCAATTCTAACGCTCATACCGAACGTAACGTATTGAATCTTAGATACCACAACCCCGGTACAAGCTTTGCCTGTTTGGGGTTCGTCATTAAGAGCGGAAACATCAACCTTGACAACGCCTGATTCACCAGTGCCATCACTAACATTAGTGAATTTCATGACGGCAGCTCTTGCACCGTCCTGAATAGTTTGGCTGGTTACAGTATCTGCCATCTACTTTCTCCTAATAAAGGGCGGGTCACCCCGCCCGATTATTATGCAAGGTTGTTGTTCTGGATGTACTTAACGGTAATGTAACCAGCACCAGTAGTTCCTGCGCTGGTCTTGGTAAAAATCGTTACGTCACTAGTACCAACATCCAACCAAGCGTCAGTGTCAGTGATAGTTCCAGTAGATCCCTGCTTGATTACATTTGCGCCAGTAGTCAGCGCCAAAGCAGTTAACAACTCAGTAGAAGTTGCAGATGTGCCAACACTCAGATTCTGTGATGCACCATTACACGCAGTATTGATGTACATAGTAATCTCAGTGATTTGACTATTTGCAGGGACAATAATCCCAGTGGATGCGGCTGTAGCTGATTGAGACCAAGCTGCGGTCTGAGCCATCTCAACAAAGCCAACATTGGCGGAAGCGCCATCGCGGATAGTTCCAGCCTTAATAGGGCCAGAGAAAGTGGTAGTAGCCATATGTGTCTCCTGTCTTGGCTAGGTCTGCTTTCGCAGTCAGGAAAAACTAGGGGGTAGAAGCCTACCCCCCAGCAAGTAGCTCGGTACGACTTACGAAGTACCGGGGGAGCCGTAGATGCCCAAAGGATCAGAGACACCGAAAGAGTAACGCTCACGCGCCTTGTAGCGCACGTTACCAGTATCGAAATCACCATCCATTGAAGTCTCAAGCGCAGTACGCTCGAAGTGCTTCATGCCATTCGGAACATCGGTAATCAGGAAGAAGGCATTGCTGTCAGTCAGGTAGTGATTGACGCTGTAACCTTCTGGAATCGAACCGTTGTTACGAAGTGCGTTGATGTCGTTATCGGCAGTACCGACTCGACCTTCTGTCTCCAGCAGTCGAGTTGCAACAAACATCAATGCAGGCGGGACAATCAAGCGGCGAGGACGCGCAGCAATAAGAAGACCTCTCTCATCAGTGTAAGCAGCAATGTTAATTACTGCGTCTTCAAGAGAGACTTCGTTCAGATCAGCCGCAACGGTAGGACGGTTGGCGTTAGTGCCACCACTTACCAGAGGATGAGCTGTGCTGAACAGCGAGACGCCGTCACCAGATTGATAGGTATTGAAGCCATCATTAAGCGGGTTAGCCGCTTTGACCTGCTTCGTGTAAGCCATACCTCGGGCCAAAGCTTTGGTATAACGAGCAGACAGAGAGTCATAGAGGTTATCCTCCATAGCTTCTTCTGTAATGCTGAATCCCATCGCAATGGTCTCGTGGTTGTAACGGGCAGTGAAAGATTCTTGTGCGGAATCATAAGAGATTGCGCTACCTTCAGCTTTCACAGGAGCCGCGCCAAAACCACTCAGCTTGACTTCTTCTTCAAACGAACGCTCAGATGACTCACTGTCGTAAATCATTGTGTGTTCGTCTTCGTACTTTTCGTACTCCAAACCAAATAGAGCATTAAGCCCCGGCAGGAGTTCCTTTAGCATTTGCGCTCTAGAGATAGCCATTTGCCAAACCTCCTTATGTGCCAGTGCCAGTAGCTTGTCTGTACTGATGCATACCTGAGTTAAAAATAACCAGAGCATCTGTAAAGGCATCGCCTACTGCACTATCTGGGCCGTCAACAAATTCCACAATTCGCAAAGGAAGAGTGTTGGTTGTTGCAGCGGTTGAACCATCCAAAGCATTTTTGCTTCGACCAATATCAGTTGAGCCGTCAGTCTGAACTACACCAACATTGTTGCCAAGATCGGTCTGAGCCAAAGACTCATCACTCTGCATCTTGAATACAGCATCAGGATCATCCAGCACATAGGCAACAGCATCAGAAGCTACTGTCCCCGTAGGCCATATCTGAGAAAAAGTTTTCTGTTTAGTGCTAGGGTCTGTGTAAGCACATCCCATAAACACACCAACAGGTGTCATAGTCGCAGTACCAGTGTCTTTTTGAATAACACCAGCAGCCACCATTTTTACAAAGTCGCCATAGAAGACGTTAGCAGCATAGCCACTAGCAATCTTAATATGCCGAACCTTGCCGGAGAAGGAACCGCTGGCAGATAAAGTGCCAACTGGTTCCGCTCCCATAGGGGTTGCGGTTGCAGCCATCGATAATCACCTCGATTGTTTAAGGCCGAACCTAATGGAATCAGCCTTTACCAAATTGAGTCCTCGTGGTGCGATCTGGTTTTAACAGAGGCATACGAGGATCGTTTTCTCTCATGAAACTATTGTCCACAGACTCCATCTGAGATGCCGCCATCTGCTGGTAATAAGCCGCCCTTTTGTCCATCTCCTCTTTCGGAGCCTTACAAAGGAGCAAGCCACCAACCTCAATGTTGCCCTCAAATCGTGAATCAACATCAGACATGACCTGCATCTCTGGATGATCACTAGCCTTAACCGGAACCCAGCCCTCTCTCATTTTCTGAGATACGTTAGTATTATCCGAATGTCCCAGAACGCTTGTGCGTATCCATCTGAATACCCAACCGTCTTTTTCCGCAGGAACTGGTAATACTGAAGCTGGAGTCCAAGCATCGGACTTTCTAGTTTCATTCTCTCTGATATCTTCAGAGCGTGGTGTGCGCTGTTCAGCCATTATTTACCCCTTCATGAGTTGTCTGGCATATTGCTCGTTAGTGAGTCCAAGACGCTTTGCGAGGGCGACTTGACTAGGAGATAGCTCTATTGTGCGTGGTTTTGCGCCATTATTTCTATTGGCTGGGGCCACCACGTTTGCCCTACTTGGTGCAGATGGAGCTTCGCTCCCAGAACGAGCATCTTCACCAAAGTATTCAGGAAACTTCTGACGCATTGTTGCGTCAATCCTATTGTAATACTCATCGCTGTTAGGGTCTAACCTTTCATCGCGTATCAGTTTTTCATGAACGCCATACGCCAAGGCAGTCATATCCTTGTGATCATCATGCATGAACCAAGGATTGTTTTCCTTCCAGTTAACCTGCTTTTGAGAAAGCTGAGGTTCTGGAGCTGGCTGTTGGGCTGGTTGCTGAGGCTGATACTTAGCCTGAGCTTCCCTAGCCTTTTGAGCAAACTGCCTGCCCTGTTCCTTCTTTTCAACTTCCTTAAGCTCATAATGAGCCAAATTCATAGCTTCTTGAGTGGCTAATATCTTTTCAGTATCGCCTTCCTCATAAGCAGTCTTATAGCTTTGCTTGGCAGATTCATAATCAGTTTTTGCTTTCTGCTTCACAGAATCAAGAAGAGCAGACTCACCGCGATCAAGCATAGATTGCTGTGCTTTGTTCTTCTCGACAAGCTCTTGAGCTACACGAACAGCCTCATCGCGCATCTTCTCAGCTTGCTCTCGCTTCCGGCGATCATCGTTGTTAATCGCCCGGAGCTTATTGATTCTCTTTTGAGCAGAACCTGTGTAGCTTTTCAGCTCATCCTCAGTGATACCGTCATCAGCGGGGGTGTCATCACTAAAGCTAGGTCTGTTCCTGTCCTCTGGCGGAGTATCATCAACGACCTTGACCTCAATGTCACTAGGCTCTTCAGTAGGAGAAGGCTCTGACTTTTTTCCAATCTGAGTCTTTACGCCAAAGAACTTGTCTTCACTACTTGTCTCTTGGGTTTGTTCTTCGCTCATACCTTTCTAATGCCTCTTGGATCGTCAATAACAGCTTCAACGCTATCGTCATTAATCAGCCTGAACTCTTTCCCGTGTATCGAGAACCGAGTCCCAGAATAAGATCTCATCAAAACAAAATCCCCTTCCTTGCAATAAGCACCGTTAGGGAACTTCTTTTTGTCTTCATAAGCATCCGGGCCAAGCTTCATCACAAATCCTACAATGGAACCCACCTCTTCAAGGTGCATTGTTTCTTGTGCCTTAATGATTCCACCCTCTGTTTTTTCATCAACATCAGGCAGCGCAATCAATATCTTGTATCCAGTAGGCTCAGGCAACTGAGAAGGCTTTGTATCCGCCTCAACAGAACCAACCTCAACCGCAACAGCTTCACTCATATCTATTCCTTTCGCACTGGAGGATGGTGTCCAGAGTCACCTTGCACCGCAATACACGGAGAACTATGCCTTCTCAATCTGTTCGTTCAGATCCAGAAGTTCCCTTTCTGCCATAGCAAGACCCTCAATGATCCCGCAGCATTTAGAGTATTCGTCATATGTCTTGCAGCTACCTGTGCTGATGTGGTCGCTTACTTCGTTCATCATCCGCCGGTAGTTATCTCGCAAAACTTTTAAAGCGTTATTACTAAAAACATCACTCACCAGATAGCTCCTTCGCTATATCGACACCAACCTTCACGCCTTCAAGCATATCCTTGGACTTCATTCTAGATTTCTCTATGTCCTCTCTGGATGCGTCCTCAGCTATACGAACGCCCAATTTAGCGCCCTCAACCTTGGCTTCTTGAGAAAGCTTGTCTCTCTCAAGCTCAGTCTTCTCTCTATTCTTTTCGAGATCCGCTTGAATCTTAGCCATATCAGTCTGGACTTTGTCTTGAGCTTGCTTCGCTTTAAGCTGCAACTCTGCTTGCTGGAGCTGGATGAGTGGATCTTGCATCTGCTCTTGTATGCGCTGGGCCTCTGCCTCCCTCTTGTCCTTCCCGGTGAGCTGTGCAGCGGCAGGGGCAACGAGTTTGGATAGCCTCAATTCGATGTCTTCTGGTAATGCTTCATCTGGCGAAGGCAGTTCCACGCCGAGTTCTTTCTCTATCTGTTGTCGATAAGAGAAGGCAACGTGTTCTGAAATATGCGCCATCATTTGCGCCTGCTTAACTTTCGCGTCTGGAGCCATAGCTAATATCTTCAATAGCTTAGGATCTTCCATAGCAGACATATGAGTTTGGATATGCGCCTCATGATCCTGATAGATAAACGCCTTAACGGGTTCTCCGTTAATGATGTTCATGTTTTCGCTTACCGGATCTGTGGGTTTAAGGTCTTTATCCGTTGGAATAATGTTGTCGGCATCCCTTATGCCCAGTACTTCTATCATTTGACGGTGAAGTAGTGGTAGGTCATACATCTGTGGCGCGGTAGCTGATAGTTGCAGCGCAGCTTGGTACTGCATTATGCGCTGGGCCATCGTGCCACTGTTCGGATCGCTGACAGGAATGATGTCAACGCGATCATCGAAGTCTTTAGCCATCAAAGGCTCTTCAGAATCGTCATATGGATAGCGCATTGGGCCATAATCACTAACGATTCTACTTAATATCTTTAATTCAACGCCCATAGCGTGGTGAACACGGGCCTGAACGGCGCTTAACACCTTCATTTCGCGCTCAAGTATGGCTAATGTCGTGCCAACAGGCGCTTCAGAGTTCATATCAGAGGCTTTTACGTCCGCTGAGGAGGCAAATCGCCGCCCTTCTTGGACAATGTCCCCTAATAGCTGGTAAAGGACGTTAGAAGGCTCCTTATACGGCATAAAACTGATGTTATCCCGTATAGTTCCACCCGGAACGTCCACATCCCGGAACTCTCCCGGCATAATTGGGGTGTCATCCCCCTTAATCTTGAGGCCACGGGCCTTCAAACCGCCGGGTAGGTTGGCTAAAGTGCCTGAATCCACCAATTGACGCAGCAATGAGGTAGCAGACTTGCTCAATCCGCCGATCATGTGGACTAATCCGAAGCCGTAGAAGCCCAATCCGGGCAAATAGGTGTAGTGAACGAAGTGTTCTACCTTAAGTTTCTGCGGATCTTCCTCATTCCAGTTGCGTTTTATGGATAAAACCTTGCGAGAACCCTTGTCGATGGTGATTACATAGGGCAAAGCTATGCCAGTCTCCTCTCCACCCTGCATATCTTCAAAGCCGGGGAGGTCATAATCAACAAGTATCTCCAAGAGAGTGTGTCTCTGATCAACTTCGTAGTTGATACTGCTGCCTGTAAGCTTATTGTACTCCTGCTGAATCTGCCCAATGTCAGGGCTAGGGCTAGGAAGGTCAACATCTCTATAAAAGCCAGACACTTGAAGCTTCCTAATCTCGTTAGGAGTCTTTTTCATAACGTGTGTAGCACGTTCACAGGTCTTTAAGTCGGATGCGCCGTAGCTAACGACAAAGTCTTCAGCAGGAACGAACATACTGCACGGCCTGCCGAGGTTAGGATCGTAGTAAACTTTCCTGAAAGCAGAGCCAGCGATAGGCAAAGAGAACAAAAGCTTCTCAGTTTCGGAGCGATACTCCGACATTCTCTCCGTCATCAGATAGTTCAGGTAATCCTGAACACGATGAGCTTGTTTAACCTTATCGTCAGTCAGCTTACCAACGATAGATGTCTTGGCTGGGCCACTGGCAGGAAAGATTTCCTGTATAGTCTGGGCCTGAAACCGAACCACCGCCTCAGAAAGCATTGGGTGAAACACACCACAAGCCCCCGCCCAAGGCGTTGTCCTTTCTTCAAATCGCAATCCCAAAAGATCCAAGCCCCTAACATAGGACTCTTCCCAGTCAGATCGGCTCTCCTTGTCGGCGTTATACATACCAACAAGATCAGAACCGATCATGTCTAGGACATCTGGCTCAATGTATTCAGCAAGGTTAGCGCCGTGTTCTTCAGCGCCCATCATTGATGCGTTAGGATCGAAGTCAAAAATAACGCCGCCCTCTGGAGTCTCAATAGAGACCGCCTCTGGGTTAACGATATTAACCTCGACAGCTTCCTCGCTATCTACATCAAGCGGATTGCTGACTAAAGACTTTTCAATAGCCATTAAACGACCTCGAAGTTTCCGCCTTTAGTGGCAGCGCCCATACCACGACACTGACCTCCGGCCTTCATCTTCTTGACCTTGGGAACTTTCTTGCCACCCATCATCTTTTTTGGCGCGGATCTTCCACCCTTCATCGCCATAACTTTCTTACCGGCTCTCATTCCTTTCTTTCTCATCAAGGAACCTCCTGTAATAGTCTTTACGGATTTCGTACATTCGAGTTATCTCAGTGTTACCTTTATACACATCGTAGTAACCCTGAGCTTCAAGCTTGTCAGCCGCCCCTTGGAGAAGAGAAAGCCTTTGGATAAACACTAACCCATAGCTGTATTCGCTGATAGGTTCAAAGTTCTCGCCGTTTAGAACGTCAATATCCTCATCAAAGGGATGGAATCCCATCACCCATAAGTCCGTATCGCCCCAGACATCTTGGCTAATAAGACTATTAACTTCGTCAATAGCATCATGAAAGCCCTCTTGATCTTCCGGATAGTCTGTCTCGACAATGATCACTAAGTCATAGTCATCATCATACTCAGAGATAAACTTAAGTAGCTGCTCATCCCTGCCGTTATGATCGAACACTATCTTAACAAGATCCTTCTCCCACGCGGCCTTGGCATAGGGGCAGGTAGGGATGTTGTTGAAGTAAGGGTTGGGCATCTCAATGACGTTGGATGACCACTCCCTAATCTCGGTCTCGATCTTCTGTTCTTCTTCTTCAAGATCAATAGTAACTGGCTTTTCCGCCATAGAAAGGCTCATCCTCTTCATCGCTATGCAGTTTTAGGAAACCGCCCTGACGAAATCTCAGTAGCGCCTGTGTAGAGGAGTCCACCAAA